CGCTGCGCCGCACGGCACATTATCCCGCCCGCACCGCGGAGAGGTGCCGGAGTGGTCGAACGGGGCGGTCTCGAAAACCGTTGTGGGTGCAAGCCCACCCAGGGTTCGAATCCCTGTCTCTCCGCCACTTAGGCTTGCAAGTACTTGATTTACTTAGGTTTTTACTATCTACGTGCAACCTACCCGCCAAAGTACGGGCCTACCTCAAAACCCTCAACCTCCTCAGACACGCCGGGCACTCCCCCTCAAGCCATCTTGGACACCCTTGCTGTTCACCTTGCAAAAACCGCTCACTTGCGGAACGATGATACAGCAAAGAAAAGGGATTCGAAAATGGGGTGGCTAGATTGGTTAAAGGGCGACAAGCGTGCAATCCAGCCAATCGAAAGTCGGTCAGCAAGCCTTCCGACCTCAATTCAGCAGCAACGAAGGGACGACCTGAATGCAGCGCACGATGACCTCATCACGGGCTGGCAACTGGTAGTCACAATGTCCTCGACTACACCACTGGAATGGCTATTGCGGGACGGAGAAACCACGGAAAAACCGCAGGATGTTCCGCAACTTCATGGGGCTTGGGTTCCCAAGTTAAGGACATTTCGAGAATTAGGCTTTGACATTGATGAGGTCCCAGATTCGACGCGGGCCAGTGAAATTGGTCAAATACCAGAAGATGGGGGCGATTTTCTTCCCTTTCTCATTCTATATAGAAAATTAGTCGAAGCAAAAGAAGAACGCCAGATTATACTCGATAATTTGAACGATCTCGGGGCGCAGCATCCCGAGATAGTGTCCAAACTTGGCGGCGATCTTTCAAAGTTATTTGTCGTGCGTGAGTTGCTAACCTTGTCAGGTTGTGGTGCCACTACCGCAGAACGCCTTTATCAAGCTCAATACCTTTCCAAAGAGCAAGTCCTTCAAGAGACAGTCGAGGGTCTTACGAAAGTCAAAGGTATTGGACCAAACACCGCCGGGAAAATTCTGGGGTCACAACCTAAATCTTGATCGTCTAAGTCCTCGCTACCATGTCATAGAAAATGATCGTGCCATCGGGTGCAAACTTGCCCAGATCAGCAATCGTCAAAGTGCCTTCGCTGCACTCGATCTTGTCCGATAGTTCAATCTCGATTTCAGCCGTTGAACAGATCAACCTAAAATCTGAGGAAAAGATGTTCGTGCCGTCGATCCGGTCAATCTCAATCGGGAAAACCGCAAGCTGCACATCATAGCGGGTTGTGACGGTAGAACCTCCTGAGGGGTCAGAGGGTCCACCGCCTGAGGTGACAGACCGAGCGACTTGCGCCGCCTGGCCTCTTTTGGTCAGCATCTGTTTAGCCTTGCGGGCCTTGGCGTCATAATATCCCATCGGCTATTCCTTCCAATCCACAAGCTGCAAAGCCTGAGACGGATCAACGCCCGCCTCTTTTGCCATCGCCAATGTCTGCACAATCGCGCCAAGCGCCCGCGCACGGCCACCAGCATCAAACGCCTGCAATGGTCGCATCACGTCCAGTTTCACCGTGCTGCCCAGCTTCTCGCTGGCCTCTTGTCCGATCATCGCGGCAATCGGCATAAGCGCCCACTGCGCAAGGTGGCGTTGCGCCTCCCTCACCATCGGCCCGGTGACGCTGATATTGCTCAGACCGGGCAACACACCGAACACCATCTCGATACTGGAACGCGCCGCCGACAGCGTTTCCTTCGTCATGGCTCTGGACAGATCGGGCGACACATCGCTTGGCTTCAAATCAGTCTGAGGTGCAGGCCCGCCCGCCGCCGTGACGTTTACGGACTCGCGCACCAGCACCTTGCCCCGGAACCCACGGAACCCACGGGCCAGATCGCTCATGTCCTGATCGGGTGCCTCAGGGAACGGAATGACAGACGAGCCAAGCGGCGCATTGGCGTAAACCTCAGACAGCGCAGATTCCATCGTCTGCAACAGGCCAGCCGTCAGACGCGCGCGCCGCAAGGGGGATTGCCCAACGTAGGGCATGGACATATCGGCCCCGATCCGCAGATGCAGCACCTCAGCCGCCAGCACCGTTTGCGTGGTGCCGCCGCCGGTATCGGGAATGCCGACACGGTAGGCCACGGGCTTGGAATAGCGCGTTGTCAAATCCCAATCGGAACATGGCAACAGGCCGGTGTCGCTGATCACGAACACCGCCTCGCCACGCATGGCCAAGGCACGGGCCGCAAGGGCCAGGACGCGCGGTGTCAGCATGTCGGTGCCGTCCACGTCCGCTAGGCTCAAGCCGCCTTCCCAGAGGCTCACACACCCCTGCACTGTGCCTGTCAGTTCGGCCACGCCATCAACGCCGCTGATATAATCGGCCCGCGCCTGCATCACTTGCGTGGTGTAGCCGGTGCCGCTGGATCGGGTTTCGACCGCAGGTTCTTTTCGTTTGAATGGCCACATATTTAAGCCCTCCGATATGGGCGCAGCAGATCGCCCGCGCCGCTGTATTGCATGGCCCGCGCCAACCATGTCGGGGCGCGGTTTATGGATTCCTCTAGGGGTCCAATTTTGTCGGTGAATGACGTGGTGCCAACGCGCCCCGGATCGTCAGCCATGTATTCAGCAAGCCGCCGGAACGCCTCAGAGACGGGCGCAGGCACATCACCAGCGCCAACCTGCGCCGTGATCCGATAGGTGCCGTCACGCGGCAGACAGATGCCCAGAGGCCCGTCCAGCAGCGTCAGGGCTTCCCATGCCTCACCTGTCCACACATGCGCCACACGCGACACCACGGGCGTCAGACGCGGGTGGAATTGATCGCCACCGCCGCCCGTCAACGTCCACACCACTTCCCGCACAGAAAAGCGGTGTGCCGTGTAGTCCTCGATCCGCGCCCAGATCATCGCAGCATCAAGCGCCGCCGCCTCCGTAGACAGGCCAGCCGGTGCCGTTGGATACTCCGTTGGGACCGCCTCAAACTGTTTGATCAGATCAATCATGTCAGGCCCTCCAGCGGCTTAGGGTGCGGTGCAGGCCATCGGTTTGTCCCAACTTGGGACACACGCCCCAATTCCGCGCCTCGATTTCCGTCTCCGAATAGGCGGGACGGGACACCAGAGAGAGTTCAAACAAGATCGCCTCGAAGATCGTGCGGATCATTGCGCGCCCTTCGCTTGGGTCTTCCTCCGTCACTTCCTCAGCGTTCGGGACCGTCTGTTGCGGCGGAATGCGGAACCCCGGCGAGATACCCACGATCAGCCCCGCCGAGAGAGACGCCAGCACGTCAGACACATAGCTGACCTGCATCATATCAGCCGCAATCGTCGCGTTGAACACCAGCGCCTCAGGCGTGTCGTCCAGCAGCAACGTGCCCGCGCCCCGACTGGCAAGGGGCCGGTCGAAGCTATGGCCCACCAGCAGGTGAACCTCTTGATCCGTCTCGACCGAATGCCGGAACGCCCCCGGTGCAAATTGTTCCTTGCGCGGTCGGCCCGTGCGGCCCCCATCACTGAGGACCGCGCGACTGTTATAGGGAAACCGGCCTTGCAGGCGAGCCGATCCGTCCGGTTTGCGGCGCAGTTCAAGCCCGCCGTGGGCAAAGCCGGTCAACATCACTGGATGCCCGTCAAGACGCGGGTTTGAACCGCGCGGCTGATTGTGGTGTCCATCGTGGACAATGCAGTCAGGCGCAGGCCACCGGATTGTGCATCGGCATACGGGTCGCGGATCAGATCGACCGCTCCCCACAGGCCCACGAACACAGGCGCAACACCGCCCGCCGAGGTTGTCAGCAGCGCCTTGCTTTCGAGCGGATCACCAGCCGGTGCAGGCAAGGCGTTGTGGGACATGACAACCGTGCTGATGTATTTCGTCAGCCGCTCCCACTCGGTAACGGCGGTGCCGCTGATATACACCCCGTCCATCGCGTTCCACACCTCAGGACGGATCAGCAGGCGCACCGCACCGGGGCCGGTTGCCGCATTGGCCGTCATGAACGCCACCACCTCAGCCCGGATCGCGGCCCACGTCGCCGCCGCGCTCAGATCGGTTTCAGCAATGCCCCAAGCCGTCGCGCCGGTGAAGACGCCGGTAGGCTCGCCACTGGACCCTGAGCCGTTAAAGATTGCACGATCCATCTCTTGTTGCATCGCGCCCGCCATGTCGCGGCGGATTGCCTGTTCCAGCGCAGCACCAGATTGCAGCAGCGTCTTGCGGCTGATACGCATCTGGATGCCCAACGTGTGATCAGGCTTCAACGGGCGGTCCAGCGTCGTATATGCAGACGGCCCCGGCACGTTGCCGAGTTCGGTTGCCTGCCAACCCGCAGAGATTGCCGACGTGGTGACAGGGGTTTCCTGCCCGCCGGTGCCGATATTGATCATCTGAATGCCCATCTGCGCCGCGACAGACGCCGGGAAAAGCCGCTCGATCAATGGACGGGTGACAATCGGATCAGGGGTGCCACTGGCAATGGTCTCACCGGCGCGGGTTTCAAGCGCCGCGTAGGGCACGGGAATGCCGCGATAGCCGCCTTGCGACCGCAATTCAGTGACGATCTCCGCCGTCTGGCCAGACAGGGCACGGCCTTCGTCCAGAGACAGCGCGACTTGGCGCATCTCGAAACCGGACATGATCGCATTCCATTCGTTTTCGGAACGGGTTTCGAGTTCCCCTTTGGCTTCGGTGCGTTGTTCGTCCTCAGACACCAGCGCCGCACGGAACCGGGTTTCGTTGGTGCGATATTCTGCATCCAGCGTTTCCATGGACCGGGTTTCGTCCGTTGTGGGGGCGTCCTTGCCCACAAGGCCAGCGAGTTGCTGACGGATTTCCGACTGACGCCGGGTGATTTTCAGTGAATCAAGCATGGTAATTTCCTTTATGCTCTGTAGGGTTTCGCTGCATATCGCGCAGCAGATCGCGCCATTGCTGGCGCTTTGGGGTCAGGGGCTTGTACCCCACCTCAATTCGGGTTTTCCGGGCGTGACACGCGCCGCAGAGAATTTGTAAATTTGACAGGGTGTAGGCCAGTTCAGGCCGATCCCGGACGGACAGGATATGGTCGCATTCCAGCCGCTTATGGGTGCCACACTGGACGCATTGCCAGTTGTCACGGTCCAGCGCCTGCATCCGCAGGGCCTTCCAACGCGGGCCGCGCGTCACCTTGGCGCTATGCCGCTTGTATTCGTTCCTCAGCCCCATGCGATGCGCCCTCCTTTATGTGCTGGCCTGCCCATGATCCGCGCGCCCTCAGCAACCGCCAGAACAGCGGCACAAGCGGCGTCGATACGGCCCATCGACCGGCCCTTTACGATTTTAGAATTGCCCGCCGGATCAATGAACACCGCCGCTTCGCCAATGGCGTGACGCAACAGCAGGCTTTCGGAAACGTGCAGGTTGCCGTCGAACACGAACCGGCGAAACCGTTCAACGTCCTCACTGCCGTCCTTGAACCCCATGCCCCGCCATATGACCGGCGCGCGGTTGCCGATCTCTGCCAGCGCGTCACCGATCTCGGATTGCTTGAACCGATCCGCGACAATCGCCGCGACCGTCTCGCCCTCGACATGACCGACAACCCGGCGCAGCCATTGCGCCAACGGGACGGTTTTCTGCCCCATCAATGCCAGTTCGCCGCGCTTGTGCATCTGCGAATAAAGATCACCGACAGCATCGCCCTGCCCACGCGCCTCAAGTGTCGGGACAGTGCCGAACGCGCCCCAGGCTTCCAGCCGTCCAGTGTCGGGCCAGAGATAGGCCACGGCGCTCATGGATGCCGACTGGCCTTGATCCAGCCCGATCACAACCGGCCCGCGACGGGGTGGCAGATCGTCGGTTTCGCATTGCAGCCATTCGTTCAAATCCAGCAGTGCATCCCGGTTGTCCTCAGACACCCGTTCATTGCGAGACAGCAGCCGAAACCGCGACAGGGCAGACCCGCCCCGTGCCAACGCCAGCGCCGCGTCCTCTTTCAGCCGCGTCATCGTCGGGCCGATCCCGTGCTTGGAACCGGGATTGGCAATCGCCAGACTGCCCACATCATCAACGGGAAGGTTCGGTGTTGGGCGGTGTTCTTGGCGGTAGACGCCAGGTGCATCCCGATCCAGCCAGAGCGAAAACGGGTGCATGTCATTGCTTGCCGAGGTGGATATGATCAGGGCCTTGCCGTCGCGCTTTGAAAGGCCCGTCAGCAACGCCGCTTCCAATTCGTCGCCTTGGGCAATGGGCCAGTGACCGCGCTCATCCAGCACCGCCAGCGTCGGGCTACTGCCAAGCGCAGACTTGCCGTCTGCCGAGATTGCCTTGATCAGGTGCGGGCCGTTGTGGTCGTCATACTGGATTTCAAAACGGGGTTGCCGCCGGATCGTGATCCGCTTCTGCACATCGTCGGGCAGAGTCTGGATAAATGACACGCAATAGGTCCAAGCGATTTTGGCTTGCTCTTGAGTTCGGGCCGCGATGATCACTTCCCGTTCAGGCGCGTCAGACCATGCGCCCAGCAATTCACCGGCGCAGAGCATGGCCGAGATTGCCGACTTGCCATTGCCGCGACCGATGGACAGGCCGGAACGTGTCAACAACTTTGAGACAGTGGCATTTGGACTTTAGGCTTGATTTTCCTCCGTTGTCTTTGGTGGGTTGATCCAGACAGCAGTCGGGATT